TTAACGGGCAGCGTGTTTGCGCCGCTTTCGGGCGAGTGCTCCCTCCGTTGTGGTGTGGGGAGGGAGACGTGCGATCCGCACAAATCGCTGCATACGTCCGGACACTCATCATCACTGCCACCGAAATCCTCATCAACCCGACGAATCGGGAGCTCGTGGTCACATTCGCGCGCCTGTTGCCCACCGTGAGCTACACGATTCTCGAGCTCGTCGAGCACGAGGATGCGGCGTGACGCCGACACGGCCGCCGTCGCCACCTGGCCGCAGCGGACCCAGGGGCTGCTATCGTCATCACGCTTCGCCGTTGGTGCTGACCCACAAGAACGTGCAGCATCCGTGTATGCGGATCGAACAGACCTCGTGGAGTCGCCGCCCATGAAGTCATCCGGCCGACGGAAAGCCGATACGACTCGCGGGCCGCGGGACTGCTTCCGATCTCGACACATCGGCGCGCCATGCGCGACCTGCAGCGCGTACACATCTCCCGTTCACATGCCGCTGCACCAGGCGGCATTCTATTGCGCCGCGCATTGCCCCATCTGTGCAGCGTCCCAAAACAGCACCAAAGACCAATCACTACCCCGCGGAGGTTAGATGAAAACACCGTATGACAAAATCCCGGAAGAACTGCGTGCTCTGCCGAATTGGGTCGTCTGGCGCCTAGAGAAACGCCGGAACAAGCAAGGCATTGTGCGCGAAACAAAAGTGCCTTACAACGCCCACGCCCGCACCGAGAAGTGCGCGGAGTCGGACAATCCAGACACATGGTCAAGCTTCGGCGACGCAATCGAGGCTCTGAAGCGCGACCGCGGCTATGGAGGTATCGGGCTCAACCTGACGCGGCCATATGTCGGCGTGGACCTCGACGGTTGCAGGCAGACCGGAGGTTTTGAGCCCTGGGCGAGCGACATCATCCGCGAACTCGACAGCTACAGCGAGCTCAGCCCGTCCCGGCTTGGCGTGCACGTAATAGCGAAAGGCGAACTGCCCGATGGCCGGCGACAGAAAGAGTTCAAGGACCGCGAGCATCACGGCGTCGGCCTGTATGACGCCACGCGCGGGCGCTATCTGACCGTGACGGGCTGTCGTCTGCGAGGCAGCACAGTCATCGCCGAGCGCACGGCCGAGCTCCGGCAGATTCACGCGCGCCTATTCCCGCCGAAGCCTCCGCAGGCGCCCCAAGCAAAACCAGACGCCGCGGCCTCCACGTCGGACGATGAGCTCATCGCGCGGGCGCGCCAGGCGAACGATGGCGGCAAATTCAGCCGGTTGTGGGACGGGAATTGGAAAGGCGCGTATGAGACGCAATCCCAGGCCGACCTGGCGCTGTGCACGAAACTCGCATTTTGGACCAATGATGACGCGTCGCGAATCGATGCGCTGTTTCGACAGTCGCAACTGATGCGCGACAAATGGGACCGCAAGGATTACCGCGACGGCACCATCGCCAAGGCCATCGACCGGACCACTGCAACGCGGGTTGAGAAGTCGCCCATTGTTACGCCGCCGTCTCCCGCCGTCATTGACCTCGGCCGATTCCCGGCGAGCCTCGATCTGCTCAATGGCCTAACCGTCTGGCAGGGACGCATCCAGTTCGTCTCCGTCAAACGGCGTGGCCCGATGCTCATTGGTTCCACCAGCGACGATGCGGAGGTCGTGTGGCCGTCCACCGCCGAGTTAGGCAACTTCTCGAAAACCCAGGCCATCATTTCGGACAGCACGAACATCTGGATACCGACCCCGCCGCCCCGTCAGATCCGCGCGCAGTGGGAGCCTGCGGTTTCCTTGCTCCTTCAGCTTTCAGCCGAAGACGGCCTGCGCCTCGAACCCGCGCTAAAAGAGGAAATCCGCGATCTCCTCCGCCTGGTGTGGCGCGCGGCGCACCAACCGGCGGCCCAAGACAGCGGCCACTTCATCGACTTCATGCGGGCAGTCCAACGCACGCGGCGCAATCCCAGATGGGGACTGGACGACATTGACGCGCCGCGAGCACGACCGGACCGCGAGCTTCCGCCGTGCGTCTTCATCGCCGAAGGGTCGGCTTGGGTTCATGTGCCCAGCTTTCGAATGTGGCTCTCCATTCCGGCGCTCACCAACAAACAGCCGCCGCTGGCCGACGTTCGAAACGGGCTGCTGCTGCTGGGCTTCACCTACTGCGAAAATCTCACCCGCAGAAAAGACGGCGACTCTGAAACCGCGTGCCTATGGCGCGGCCCGCTGGAGGTTCTGGAAGGATGAAAATACCGCCCTCCAATTTTCTCGCGCAGGCGCTCTTCTCGCGGGGTATCTCCGCGGCCCAGGCACGGCAGATGAGCGATGACGCCTGGCGCCAGTTCGCGCAGGACTACGAGCAGGAAGAGCCCTCTCGCGCCATCCAGCAGGATGCGTTGGTCGTGCTGGATCAAATCGAAGAATTCGTTGCCGGAATGCACCGGGATTTGCTGCGCGAGTTCGGCCCGCTGCTTTCCGCGACAGAGGCACATGAAATCATCCAGGACCACCTGAAAAGGACGGTCGAGTCCGCTGATTGGTACACCACCGATCACTTTCGCGATGCGATGCTGAGAGCGCTAGACGAGTTCCGAGCGAATGACAACTGAAACAACCGCCGTCTGCATTCTTCCTCTCGTTGCGTTCCTTTTGTTCGCAGGCTTTACAGATTGGCTTGAAGCAGATGGTGGACACGATACCGTGTCCACCTCGATTTCGAGCGCTGCGGAACCGGCGAGTGGTGCTTCCACTCCTTGCACCGCTGGCACTGCCGCTCGCATTGCCTGGGAGCCAACAGAGCGCGGAACATTGACTCGTCCGACTCGCCCAATTACCCTCTGCTGTGACACGTTCTACGCGTATCCCCCTAACACTGTGGGGGGATATATAGAACGTGTCACATCAAGGGGTAAACGGGCGAGTCGGGCGAGTCGGCAAAAATCGATGAAATCAGCTTCCGAGGGCCGGTTTTATTGGCTCAAACGTCCAATATCGGACTCGCGGGAGTGTTATAGGAGCCACACCACATGACGTATATCGGCGCCGATGAGTGCCCTGCGAGGGTTTACGAGGAACGCATCACCGCAGTGATCGACGCACTGAGCCGGAATCCGCGCATCGCGCACACGGATTGGGATCGCGTGATCCGCGATTGGTTCGATGACTGGCCCGCGCACAAGCACGCCGCGCTGCTGGACTACTGCGAAAAGTGGTGTAGACGGCAAGCCGTGCTCTTTCTGGAAGAGTCGGCCCCGCCGACCGCGACAATTCAATGAGGCGGCGCGCCAATGGCTTTCATCCGTAAACGGCTCAGTTCTGTTGGGTCGCGCTATTCCGCCGCGGCCAAATCGAGCTTGAGGTAATCGCACGGCGCGTCATGCAAATCTTGCTTCACACCCAAGTACTTCTCGGTCGTCAGCAGCGACGCGTGCCCGAGGCTTAGCTGGATCTGATCGAGCTTCGCGCCGCCTTTGTGCGCCAGCTTCGCGTACGTGCGCCGCAGGTCGTGCGGGGCGACGTCGCTGTACTTCTCGACGCATCTCCAGATGCCCTGGCTGCTCAACTCCTCCCCGGTGACGTTGTCGCCCTTGTTGACGCCGCGGAACAGTGCGCCCTCGTAAACCTCCGCCGCGGCCGTCCACTCGTCCAACGCCACCTTCGCCCAACTCGGCATCGGCACCGTGCGGACCCTGCCATGCTTGCCGCGGATGTCGACGATGCACCAGCGGCCCTCGCGCTGCTGCACGTCGCGCAGCTGGAGCCCCGCGACCTCTTCCCGGCGCAGACCGCAGCCGATCATCACAGCCAGGATGGCGCGATCACGGCGCCCCTTCAGCGTCGTGACGTCGGGCGAGTTGATGAGCCCTTCGGCCTGGTGCTTGGTGAGCCAGTTGCCGGTGCGCACGCCCTGCACCTTGGCGCCCTTCACGTCCCGGATCCCCTGGGCCGCGGCTGGTTCGAGCAGTCCGTTGTAGGTGGCCTCCTTCGCCAGCTTGCGGATCGCCGACAGCCGCTGATTGATGCTGGCCGGGGCCAGGCCGCGCGCCTCAAGGTGAGCCCGGTACTTCTGGACGGTCGCGCGGATGAACGTCGGCCGCCCCTGGTCCTGCCACCAGGTGAAGAACTCATTGATCGCGTGGCCGTACATGACGCGCGTCAGCGGACTCGACACCGCGTCAAGCACAAGCTGCCTAATCGGCTCCAGCGGGTTCGGGGCTATCAGTTCCTGGCTCATCTCTTGGCTCATGGGCTTTACCGTGTTAGAAGTCTCATTATAATACGCTATTTTAGTGAAAATCAATCCGAATTTTCGGTTGTTCAGGATGTTCAAACCGTCGACGTTTTGGAGGATCGAGCGACCGTGAAGACCCCGGCCTTTCTCGCCTTTGTGGCACCCCAGATGCGACAAATGCGACACCGAACGGGCCAGAAAACACCCTGTTTTGCCGTTTCGCCCAATGAAATCGGGCCTTCGGCGCATCCCGATGTGCTTTGAAGCGACCCGGGCTATAGGCCGCTGAGATCACTTTGACCCAATGAAATCAGCCCTTCAGCTGGCCGCGGCGCGCATCGCAAGCACGCGCTTGCGACCGTCCGCTATTCGCTCGGCCAGGTCGACGGGCACTGAGCCCGTGACGTCCGCGCGGACGTGCTCGCCGTAGAGTTGCGGCCTAAAGCGCTTCAGCAGGGCAATCAGCAGACTGTCGGAATACGTGACCCGATAGAGGATCCGCCGCCCCACCCGCACCAGCTTCCCCTTGTACGTGACCGGGTGTTTGGTGCCGAAGAGAGCCCGACGCACTGCTTCATCTTCGAGCTCCTGGCTCACTTCGTGTTCGGCCTGCTCGAAAGCCTCTCGGTACTTCGCATCCGTCGCGAGCTTCCGGTAGTGCGTGCACCTGTGGATCCCGGCAGCTTTGGCCGCCGCGTTCACCTGGCCGATCTCCGCATACATCCGCAGGAACGTTGCTATGCGCCCGGCTGTTTGCCTGTGGCTCGGCTCACTCAAGATCTCCGACAGTCGTTTCATGGTCTGGATGATATAGCCCGCGCGCCAGCGCCTCGAACAATCGCTCGGCACTCGCCAGCGACCGCTGACTCAAGGCCGCAATCTGCTGTTCGAGCAGACGGCGGTCGGGCGAGGACGGGGGCAAGAGTCGCAGTTGCTCCGCGATCCGCGGGCAATTCTGGAGGCAGAACGAAACATTGCGGTTTAGCATCGTGTCGGTTCCTGGCCGACAATCATTCTCCCCCAGTTGCCCGATTTCCGACGTCCACAGCCTTCTGGCTACATCGTTGGGGACTCCTTGGGTTACAGGGGCCCGTTCCCGAGAAATGCCCATTCCCGGCGTTTAGAGCCCTCTGGTTACGTCGCAGGGTCTTCCCCGCAGGGTAGGAGCCCTTGGACAGCGAACCGGGCCAAGTTGGGGCCGCCGCCCGGTCAGAGCGCCTGGCGCAGCGGATCCTCCCGCGGGAATAAGCGCTCGCTCCGAACGTACCTGCACTGCGGTCTTCAGCGTCGTGTTTGCCCTGTGCTGAAGCCGTTGCCATTCGTGCAGCGCCCGTCGATTGGCTCGATGGGACCGGCAGAGTCGGGCGTATTGGTTCCTGCAGCTGCGGCCTTCCTCAGGAAAGGTTTTTAGAACGGCTTCCAACGAACGACAAGTTCACGGGCTTCTTGTTCGGTGCGGCTTCGGGTTTCCACGAATCCACAGGGCAAAGCGCGACGACTACCGGACTGTTTATCGGGCTATAGGAAGTATTGCGGTAGGCGATTCAACGTCGCAGGGAAGGCGATTCAACGTTGAAACCCTGGCCGCAGGGAAGGCGATTCAACGTTGAAAAGTCGGATATCCCCAGTCGGTTGTGGATTTCTCAGCGAGCCAACTCGGGGGCTGTGATCGCGACGCGCGTCGGGATCGGAGGCGGCGATTTAAACAGGGTCACACCTTCGCGTTCGGCCGTGATGCGCGCGGCCGGATAAACTTGCACGACCTGGCGCAATGTCTCGCGGAACTCTTGGCGGAATGGTTTCAACGAGGCGTACTCTTGGCCGAACTGCGCCTTGATGGCTTCCCAGCGGATCCGAGTGCCATTGGAAGTGACGCGATGAAGCCGATGCGCCAACCACGTGTAGCAGTCCAACGCCAGCGCTGACCCGCGCAGGGCGCCGATAGCTCGCTCGTCCAGCGGTACGGCGTGCTCGCAAACGGATGCGAAGAACTGAGGGGTAAACTCGATCTCCTGCGTCCACAGCGTTTGCTGGTGCGGATTACGCGCTAAGAGGTCGATGTGGTCGAACGTCGGTAGCGGCTTGGTTCGGTCGATGCCAGCGTAGCCGATGCCAATCTTGATTTCACAGGCGGCCAGAGCTTTCAGCTGCTTATTGACGCTGCGGTATTCGGATCCTTGGGGCTCGATCCCCAAGCGGCCCATGAAATCCGCGGCAGTCTTGCCGATGCTGACGACCGGCGACCTGTTCCGAAGCGCCTCACTAATCGCGTAGATCAGGATCAGGCGGGGTTTCGGTCCCCACGGTAGCGGCTGCTGGACCCAGGCGCCGCGCTCACGCAACTCACCGGCTTTCACGAGGACGGACACGGCGCCGCTGGTGCGCTCGAAACGAAGACTATCGGTCTTCTTTCGCGGCAGTCCGACCTGGCAGAATACCGCGTGCTGAAAGACGGCCTCGGCGATAGTCGGCGGGTTGCCGTGGATTGTGGCCCCAGCATCGATGAGTCTGGCCTCGACGGGCGTTAGAGCGAACTCCTGCTGTAGCGGGGTGAGAACATCAGCAGCGCGTTTCATTCGCTTTGCAGGTTGCCCTTCTCCGACACTTTGGACATGTGTCCGAACTGTCCATTACGCCCGGCCTCCTCGGACACTTTGGACACCTGTCCAAACTGTCCATCACGCCCCAGCTGTTCGAGGTCGGCGCGCCGGATTCTCCAGCCTCTCCCGGTTTTGACCGCGCGGCCGGATTCGACAAAGTGCTCCCGCAAATACGAAGGCGGCAGGCCGCTCACCTCGCGGGCCTGTCTCATCGTCAGAAAGAACGGCTCCTTGAGTTGCTGCGCAGGCGGTTCTGCGATTCGGTCCGCAATCGCCGTCAGCACCTGCACCAGAGCCGCGGCGGTCGTCTGTTGCTGCTGCGATAACGGCTGGAGCTCGCGCCCCGTTCCATTCGTCCCGTTTGTCGGCAAAACGAAAGGCTCCGGTTCGCGCTCTTGCTTCGCACGTTCAATGTCGTCTGGGTGGAAGACAACCACAGGCGGACGACCTGGCTGTCTCCGCAGCCCCTTCTGAATTTCGCCACGCTCCGCCATGCGGTCGAGCGTCTTCTCCGCGAGCCCGAGGTACTCCGCGGCTGCCTTCTTCGTAGGCCATGAATCGATGTTGGCGTTCTTCGTGATGGTTCGCTTTTTGGACATTTTGGACACCGTCTACCGGGTGTCCAACAGAATACCCACACGACCCCGGGGGCACGCTATTTAAAACTGTTATTTCCCCTGGGCTGCTCTTATTGCAGAACAATCGTGACGCGTCGGCCCACCGATTGTGCGGCTCGTTCGAGAGTCGATAGCGTGATGTCGGATGTTGGATTGAGAATGCGGTGAATTTGATAGCGGCTCGTCTTGAGCTCAGCGGCCATGGCGCTTTTTGACATGTTGCAGCTCTTCATGGCTTCCGCAACCTGTCTGGCTACGATCACCTTGCAACGCATACGATCACCATAAACCATTATCGGTTGGCTCCGGGTGTATGATTCGTGGGACAGGCGTTACGGGCAGCGTGTTTGCGCCGCTTTCGGGCGAGTGCTCCCTCCGCGACGCCGGTTAACGGGCAGCGTGTTTGCGCCGCTTTCGGGCGAGTGCTCCCTCCGTTGTGGTGTGGGGAGGGAGACGTGCGATCCGCACAAATCGCTGCATACGTCCGGACACTCATCATCACTGCCACCGAAATTAGATGGTCTCGTACACCGGGATCATGACCCGCAGCATGTCGCGCATCTCTTCCTGGTAGTTGCGGCCGGATACGTCCGTCTCGAGAGGCTGGTACATCTCAGTTGCCCTCCATCATGTCGCCCAGCGAGCGCTTCGGATTTTTCTTGGGGACCTTCGCGCCGGCCTTCCGGGCTGTGTCGAGCGCAATCGCGACGGCTTGCTTCGGTTTGTAGCCTTCGCCCCGGAGCTTCGAGATGTTCTCGCTTACCGCGGCTTTGCTTTTCCCTTTGTTCAGAGGCATTGCCTCACCCCCTCGCTCGACGTAACGTGATCCGCTGATATGATCCCGATTGCCGGCGCAGGCGCCCGCGCATTCGCCTTCCGGCGTCACTTCGCAGCACCGGCACGCCCGGCACATTCGCGCCACGGATAATCAGGCCATCCAGGAGCCCGCGCCGCTGCGGCTCCACCTCTCCTCCGGATCCTCTGCGGCAATGGGCGGCACATGCGCGGCAAAGGTCAGCGCTAGAGCATCGGCCCGGTCGGGGCTCGCTACGCCGCGCTTCTGCATGTCCTCTTTCGATTCCAGGACGAGCTGGTCCCGCCGGTTGAGGTGTGATCCCGGCGCCGTGAGATCGGTCTCGAGCACCACGTCATCGGCCGGGATCGCGCCGCGGTCCAGCCACTCCTTCATCCGGTGCCACATGTAGGCCCGCATGTTGGCCTGGTGCCTGTCCGGGCTCGCGCCTCCGAAATTCACCTCGACCACGTTGTCGTGGCCCATCGCCCGCAGGCGCTCGACGTATGGAGCGCCGTAGGCGGAATCCACGAACATCATGGAGACGCGCCGGCCGGCTCGCTTGTCCCCCAGGACCTCGGAGAGCTTCGCCAGGATGCCCGAACGCTCTTTTGCATGTTCCCCTGGGATGCAGATCGGGGGTATGCTCCTGGCATCCGCTCCGCGGCGGAACCAGACCACATTCCAGGCCTGGCCCCCGCCTGATACGTCGAAGCCAGCCACGAGCGGATCGTCCGGAAATACCTGCGGCCCTGTGCGGCGCTTTGCCGCATCCACCCGATCCTGGTCAATGAACTGAAGGTCGCCGGCCCGCGGCGCGATTCCCATCACACGGACGCGGATGTAATCGTGGTCCTCGCCGTAGTCCTTGATCCATTCGTCGATCAGCTCTTTGTTGGTGAAGCGGCTGTTGCGGCTGTCGATGCACCGCACGTTCCAGCGGTCGCGGAACCGGCCGAAGCAAATCTCGTAGAAGCGGCCCGACTTTCGCGCCGGTTGCCCCCAGCAGAAGAACATCGGCTCGCCGTCTGTCAGACCGCCCTGCGCGACATCCCAGATCCCATCGGGGATATGGCTCGCCTCGTCGAACATGTACCAGGAGGTCGAGGTTCTCGCGTGCTGGCCGGCGAAGCTCTGCGCGGCCTCCTCCTTGCAAGTCTGGGCCACCACTTTCCACGCCTCGGGAAACTCTTTGTGGTAAATGCCCTGCGCCCGAATGTGGAACCAGTGCCCGGTGATGCACAGGCGCGTCCACTTCTGGATTTGCGCCCAGGTGCGGCTCTCGAGCTGCGGATAGGTGTTTGCTGTGACGGTCCCGATCGAGTACGGCCTGGTCGACAGTATCCAATCGGTAATCCACGCTCCCATGACCGACTTGCCTGTGCCGTGGCCGCTCGAGGCCGCCATCAGAATCGGCATGACCGGATTGCTGCCGTCGAAGCGCCGGCGTGCCACCTCGACGCCCAAGTCCCGCAGGAACTCGATCTGGTTGGCGTCCGGACCGGGCTCATTCGCCAACTCGCTGTTCGGCTCGCCCCACGGATAGGCGTAGCGGACGAAGCCCAGCGGGTCCGCGTAGTACGCCATGATGTCATCCGCCAGCTCGAGATCAGCCGGCTGCGCTAATATCGTCGTCATCGCTCACGCAGACAGGAATCGAGCGGGCGTGCGCCGGCGGACGCCTGGAGTTTTCCCGCGCCACCGTGTGACACAAGCCGAGTTGGCGTGCGATACGGATCGCCGCGCCCCATGCGTTGGGGTGGGTCGGTGTGATCGTCACCATCGATCGCACTTCATTAATCGTCCACGCTCCGGGCTTTAGCCGGCGGATCACCGCGCAAACCTCGAGGATGAAGTCGACGTTGCTCCGTGCGACGGAAACGATACCCGCGTCCCGCAGGTTCTCCCCAACGAACAAGAGCCCCTGGTTGGGATCCCGGTAATACTTCATCGCTTTTACCCTGCGGCCTGCTCAGTCTTCTGCATCTCGATCACCCGCCGCCTGGCGGCCTGTAATCGATCCACAATCTCGACGGAGCCCGTGACCTCGGTCATGGTGCGCTCGCGGTATAGAGCGGGCCGGAAGCGCTTCAGGAGAGCGATCAGGAGCTGGTCCGAGTACTCGGTCTCATAGGCAATGCGGGATTTGCCGCGGCCTGTTCGGATCGGCTTCCCCTTGTAGTACAGCGTCTTCTTGACGCCCTCGTGCGCCCGCCGGAGCGCCTCATCCTCGAGCGTCTGGCCGATCGCCTCGAGTTCATCTTCCCAGGCCTTCCTGTAGACCTCGTCCCTCTGGAGCCACATGCGGTGCTGGTTCGTATCGACCTTCGCCGCGGCCGCCGCGGACGACGTATTGTGGGTCACCTTGAACGCCGCAATGAAGGCGCGTTGCTGGAGGTACGTTGCGGGGGTTCGTTTACGCGGCACAGTGCGACACCTTGCGGAAGGTCCAGACGCCCCGCGGATTGTCCTCGGTCTCGCGGTTGTGACTTTCTGGCCGGCCGGTGGGCGGGCGCGAGAGCCGCAGCCATGCGGTCGCATCTCCGCACACTGCGATCAATGCCCGCACCCGATGCTTCGTTCCCACTGGCCGCACGCGCCCCGATTCGAGCAGACGCGGAACGCTCCCGATCGGCGCGTGATACAGAAGTTCATGGTCCGGTGAATACACCGGCAGGCAGTTGCTGGGGGAAGGCATGGGAAAACCTGCAGGAAAGTTTGGGAGTTACTTTTTTAACGTCGCATCCTGACGACGCAGCCGCTCCCATGTGAACGGCAGAACGAAATGCGAGGATTCTGTTTCCCGATTATAATCGATCCGCTATGACAGTCAACGAGTTGCTCGAATTGCTCGAGCCCGAGAAGAGAGGCGAGCTGCCGGTCCGCGTGAGATGCTCCTGGCACGGAGAGGCGCCGGCGCACTCCGAATTCGAGATCTCCTACGTGGCCGAGGTCATGGAATCTGACACCGGCGAGGACGTGATCGTCCTCGAGTGCCGTCAGGACGGGTGATGCCGTAGTCAGTTCGGCAGGTCTAGTTTTTGGGGTCGAATCATCATCGACGGGTCCGTCCCGAAGCGGACGAAGCGCCGGTCTGGTGGTTCGTCGAGAAACTCCATCTCGACGGTGTGCAGGGGATGCGCCGCCAGAATTTTCGCGTGCTCCTCGGCGATCGATGCGGTGAACGGACCGCCGGGCTCCGCGTCGATGGTCTCTTCGAATAGCAGCTCATGCCCTACGAAGCAGCGTATCGTTACCGTCATAGTGGGTCCATCCCGAGATCGACCGCAAGCTGAATGCATCCGTCGAGTTGCGCCAGCGTGTTCGCCTGGCGCTCGTTGTTCCGGAGGAGTGAGAGCGCAAACCTGTCATCGGGGCCCGCGTGCGGGTTCTCGTCCCATGCCGACGACTCGACCCACTGTTGTAGGTATGCCTTCAGGAGCCCCACCTGGCGAATCGTCAGGCTCTCGTCCCTCAAATAGCGCTGGACCGCCGGCGTCAGCTCGCCGCCCGTCTCATATCTCCAGAACTTCGGCGTATCTGCGGAATGCGGCACAGTGCGGCGCATTGTTAACTCTTTAACAGTGCTAAAATCCTCCATGCGCGGGAAGGCCCCTCACCTCCCCAGGTTCGAGCCTGCCCGGCTGGAGAACTCAGACCATGTCACGCTCAGAATACATCACCAAGGAAGTCGCTGCCAATCGGAGCGGTCGCAGCGTGCGCCGGCTGCTCGAATTGGCCTCCACAGGCCGAATCAGGAAGCAAATTGTCCGCGACGAGCGAAACGCCGGCCGGGCCCTCGCCCTGTTTCATGCCGGCGACATTGCCAAACTGGCCCAGACGGCAAAGGGGGAAATTCCAACCCCTGGATCTGTGCAAATCGTTCGGCCAGTGCGGCCTATTGCAGCATTGCCGCAGGGTGAAGGCGCAACCGTACTTTCACCGAACCCGCGCCCCTGGCTCACCTTAGCCGAGGCGGCCGACTATACCGGCCTGCCTGAGTCGTTCCTCTTGGCCCGAATCACCGCCCGGAAACTGCCGGCCCTGGACGTTGGCGTCCGGCCTGGAGGGAGGTGGCGCGTGGCCCGCCGCGATCTTGATCACATTGCGGCACACGGTTCCCGCGTCAGTCAATAAGCTTACGTACTCCGGGTGTTTTCCTCCATCTCGGAGTTGTCTGAGGGGTGATGCAGGACTAAAGTAGAAACGCTGTAACCCTTCGGCTGAGCGTTTGCGCCACCAACCGCGCCTGGCTGGTGAGTGTTCCCGCGGAGGAAAACGGCACACCGGAGAACGTTTGTGTGCTATGATGCAAGCGCTCGGTTGATCCACGAGCAATTTGGATTTGGATATGGCGGCCGCCTGCGCCCCAAAACGCAGGGTTCTACCGGTCGCCATTCCAAGCCGTCCTCTGTAGAACGAGGGAGTTAAGGCTACGAACTTCCGGTCACAATCCGAGCATCATTGCCGCATTGCCGGACCAGAGCCGTCTCCTCCGAAAATAGAACCTCAAGGACTGCACGGACCTGTGACCGGTGTGCGAGGCGATCAGGGTATCGCTCACTCCCCGCTCCGCGGCCTCTGTGACGAATCCAGCCCGCAGGGAATGCGCCCCGTACAGCTTCGGGTCGAGTCCGATCAGCTCCACGCAACGCTTGACGATCTTGGCGACGGCCTCCGCGTCCATCGCCAAACCGATTCCGCCACGATCCAACCGAGTGAACAATCGGTCGGATTCTCTCGTGCCTGCTCGGCGGCTTGGTTGCCGAGACACCCGGCTGGACCGCGGCAGGTTGCCCCGTTCCACCAGCCAGGCCCGCAAACAGGTCGACACGCACGTCCTCGGATCGTTCCCCTTCGGCAGGGCTACGTAGCGCCCGATGCCCTCCTGGTCCTGCTTCTCCTTCCGAATGCTCAGAACGACCCCCTGATCGGTGAACTCGACGTCGTCCAGGTTCAGGGCTACGATGTTCGACCGGCGCAGGGCCGAGACGAAGCCCGTCACCAGGATGGCGAGGTCCCGCGCCGCGGCCGGCGTGTCCCGCCGCCGCAGGACGTCTGCGATCGCCCGGATCTGCTCGACCTGCAACGGCTCTTTCTGCGCCGGGCGCTCGGTTCGCTGGCGCCGCGCCCCGATCAGCAGGCTCCTGACCTCCTCGGAGAGCGGAGAGGCGAAACCGGCCTTCCGGTGATAATGCGCGATCGCGCATATTCGACGACGGGCGGTCTTGATGGTCTTGCCGCAATCGAGGACGTGGGCGATATACAAGCCCAGCGTGTCTGCGCTCGCCGGCAACGACGGCCGGCTGATCTCGTTGCAAAAGGCCGAGAATATCGACCAGTCGTAGCGGTAGCTCGTGATCGTGTTCTCGGCGAGAACGGCTTGACTCAGGTAGGTACGAATCGTCTGGAGCTTCTCGATCTCGTGTGCGTGAAAAAGATGCCGTTGGTCCACAACGGCCTATTATGCCCCTCCGAGGGCGGTAGAACACTACATTCTAGCAATGCTATGCCGACCCTCGGACGGTCGCCTCCTGGCTGCTGGAAGACTCATAGCAGGGTACACATCCGGCAAGATTTGATTCCCTGCGACAAGTTGCTGAACGCCCCAGAAGGCTTCCGACTTCAGCATATAGCCTTCCTTGGCGTTCATTCAATTCCCCAATTGTTCGTGACTGCACACTGGAGGGTTGATGGACGACGCGAAACAGGACAAAGTTAGAGCGGATCACCGAACAGATGCCCCGGGAAGGGGAACAAAAGTTGCGCACTCCCGCAACTTTTATAGGGTGAATCCCTGATGCCGCGGCCGCAGAAGGATCCGCCGCCGATCAGCAAGGCGGGCCTTTACGCTGAATTTGAGGCCGCTACCAAACCTCCCTTCAAATTCACCAAGTACTCCAATGCCAGCCTCGAAGCGATCATGCGCGACGAGATGGCCACCATCGGCCAGCGCTTCCTCGCCTGGCTAATGCGCCGGTCCTGGGGCGAGTACCGGCTATTTGCAGTTCAGGAAGACGGGGTGACGCCGGCGATCCAGAGGAACTGCTGCGCCGATCTCGGCATCGACAAGACGTCGTTGTCCCGCACGGTTGCGTACTACGAGAAACGCGGGTACATCCGCTGCGAGGGGAAACTGCTAATCCCGGTGCTTGTTCCGGACCTCGAAACAAAGCCGTCCGCTGTCGAGAATTCCGAAGGTTTCGCGACGTTTTTGGAGGAGTGGAAAGTTGCAAACAGCGCCGACTTTGACGAGCTAAAAGTTGCGCGAGCCACGCTAAAACGGCTCAATAAAGTTGTCCTCTCCGACTACAAAAAGTGGCGAGCATCCCGGAATAACGCCGGCGCTTCCTTATTAGAGATCGACAAGACGCCCAAAGCGGAGACCCCCCCCAAGACGGCGCCCCCCGCCAGTCGTCGTCAACCAGAAGCTATTAACAAGAGAGAAGAGCCGGAACCGAAGAAGGAAAACTCAAGGAAGGCGACGACGACAAAACCTCCTGATGAGGTCCCGGCCGGCGGATACGCCAGCGATCGCGACGAGCTGGTCGCCCTCATGAAGTCCACCCTCGGCCGTACCCCGGATCAAAAGGCCGTCCGCACCATCACCGAGGCGATCGAACTCCGCAGCGGATGCCTGCGCGAATACCTCGATGACATCCGGCCGCGGCTCGACCGGCTCCGCAACCCAGCCAAAGAGGGATTCTTCATCCGGCACGCTCAAGTCTGGGGAGGGGAAGCGACGACGCCCGCTCCCGATCCTGCTATGGCGGCCAAGAGTGCCGGCCCGTGTGAGTGCCGCGGGGTTGGCAAGATCGGGGACACCTACTGCGCCTGTCCAATGGGTGTCGACCTTCAGCGTGTCGAATCGCGCCCCGCGAAACCTGCGACGGCGCCAAACGGAGTGCCGTGATGCAATGCCCAAACTGCGGAGCGCTTCTAAAAGTTTCCATATGCCCCGAGCAGCCCGCGCCCGTCCTGCGTGACACCGGGCGAATGCTGCGCTCGTATGATCCGGTCGTGCGGGTCGAGGCTGCGAATGCAATCTTGAACGACCCCGAATCTACGCCTGAGCAACGGGTCGAAGCGGTGACCGTGCTCTCGGCTCTCAAGGAAGTTGCTGCATGATCCCCCAAACCTTCGCTGTCGATGCCGATCACCCCTGCTACCAGATCAGGCCTGAGTTTCACTGGGCTGCGCTGTTGATCGCCAAACTCCACCATGCCGAGGACGTGGCTGCCGGCGAGATCTGCCAGTGCCGGTGCTGTGAGTGGGCCAGGAATCATGACGCCTAGCGAAATCATTCGCGAGATCGAGCGCTGCGATCGGCAGATTGCCGAGTACGAGGCCCAGCCTATCGGCGCACCAGCCTACCTCACCACTCTTGGAATTGAAGACTGGCGGGGGGAGAAGAGGATCTTGGAGAAAATGCTATGTCAATCACAAAGCTCGTCAGTTGTGCGCCCGTGATCCGCGAGACCCAAACCACCCAGGACCACGAACCGATCATCGTCGCCCTCCACCCGAACCACATGACCATGCGACTCCGCGGTCAACGGGAGAGCGAAGAGATCAAACTCAACTACGATGCGGTCTACCGGTTGGGCAAGATGTATGACAAGTACTACTACCGCCGCCGCCCCAAGATCGTGAAGGCTGCATCGTGATCCTTCCCCACCATGACGACTACCGGCCGCCGCGGGGATCCCGGGCCCAGCTCTGGGTGGAGCGGATCATTCTGATCGTGGGCGCCGCCGCCGGGATCGGCGTCATCTACTTGTTCGGAGACGCCCTCCTGCGGTAATACTGCCTGAGTGAGCCTCCTCGCCCAGCGTAGAGCCTTCATCGCGGCATACCGAAAGACCGGATCGATTGAGGCTGCGGCCGCCGAGCTGGGCCTCGACCCCTCGATTCACGAGGAATGGTCGAAGGACTGGCTGTACCGCGGCGCCTTCGCGGAGACCGTGAAGGAGATGAAGCTCGAGGCCGAGGGCAAGCTGCCACCTCCACCCCCGCCCAGGAGACCTCCCGGCCGGCCGAAGAAGGTGCTCGCCGGCCCGCCGCCGCCGAAGAGACCGCCCGGCCGGCCGCGGAAGACGCCCGGCCCGGGTACTGGACCTCACAAGGCTGAAAAATCGGCCGAGGCTGGAAAATCAGCGG